TAGCTTTAATATTTTTTTCTAAATTAATTACACTTGCACTACGTTCGTTTTCTAATTTTTCCAATGGTATACGAGTTGTTTTGCTAACAATTTCAGCAATTTCATGCTTGTTTACAATCCATTTTATGCCAGGATTGGCGATCTTTTTTCTAGCACAGGCCAAGTCAATTAAGTCAATAGCTTTGTCTGGTAATTTGCGATCTGTAATATATTTTACAGAAAAATCCACAGCTGAGTCAATAGCTTCGTCTGTAATAACACCTTTATGAAAAACTTCAAAACTTTCCCGAATACCGCGTAGTATTTCTTTAGCAACTGCAGGAGCTGGTTCTTCGACACTAAGCCTATAAAAGCGCCGCATTAGCGCTCGGTCTTTTTCAAAACTACTGGTATATTCTTCCCAAGTAGTACTGGCAATTACTTTAATATCGCCTCGTGCTAGTGCAGGTTTAAGCATGTTTGCAAAATCAGTGCTGCCGCCGCTACCTGATCCGGCACCTTTTACTTGATGTGCTTCATCAATGAATAAAATAATGTTGCCTTTGAGCGTAGCAGCTTTGATTACAGACTTAACCCGTTCCTCAAATTCTCCTCGGTATTTACTGCCTGCTAGCAATTGTCCAATGTCTAAGTTTCTTACTTCGTGTCCTAATAGCATAGCAGGTGCATCACCGTCGACTATTTTCTTTGCTAGACCTTCTACTACTGCTGTTTTACCAACACCAGCATCTCCAACCAGCAATACATTTTTCTTATTTTTACGAGCTAAAATCTCAACTAAGTCTTGAATTTCTTTTTCACGACCAATAAGATTATGTATTTTATTTTGTTCTGCTAAGGAATTAAGATTTTCAGTATATTCGTTTAATACTTTTGTTGCTTTTGCAATAGCGCTAGGATGATTTGCTGGCAGCACTGGGATTTCTGCACTTTCGACATAGTGCAAAGTATAATATTCTACAAATTCTTCTAAATTTGAAATATGCTTGTTTATATAAAAAGCGGCATGACTAGCAGAGTCGCTAGCAACACTAATAAAAATATCAATAAGTTTTACTGTATTTCGTCCAGAAAACAATACATGAGTAAATGCACGATTAAAAATTCTTTCAAGTGCATGTGTCTTTTTAGGAGTATGTCCACTTTCATTAATTTTGGGTAAGTTTTCTACATAATCGACTAAGTCTTTGTCTAACTCGCCAATATCAACCCCAAACTCTTTCAATAAATTGTGAAAGTTTTGATACCTGGTCAAACTCAATAAAAGATGTTCTGTAACTACATATTCGCTAGAATTAATCTCTGCGATATTTTTGGCTTCTGTAATTACTCTATCTAATTCAGGATTATGAATCAAGATTGTTGTTTCCTTGTATGCATTGTAATACCTTGTAAATGGTCAAACTCGTGTAAAAAACAACGAGCAGTTAGACCAGATAATTTTTCAATTACTCTTTCGGTATCTTTGTTATAATATTCAACAGTGATATTTTCGGGCCTGTGTATGTCCAAAAACTCGTTTGGAAAACTCAAGCACCCTTCGGACATTATACAAGTATTTTCACTTGTTTGCAAGATTTTAGGGTTTACCACTGTCCGATTTTGATTGTTAGTACACATAACAAACATTTGGCGTGGAATTCCACACTGTGGTGCCGCTAGCCCAATGCCATTGTTGGCTAGCATAGTGTCAAATAAAGCGTCGCTGAGATCTTTTATAAATCCCGTTTGATCAAGGTTGATAGGGTGGGCTTGTTGGTACAGTACTCTTTTATTTAATTTCATCTGCAATTTCTCGCAGTTTCGCAAGTATAACTGGATTGTTAATTTGCGGAACTGTTACATCAACATGAACCATTAGATCGGCTCGAGTTGCTGTGCCGGGAATATAAAGCCCATGCCCTTTAATCTTAAATACTGTGCCAGGAGCAGTACCTGGAGGAATAGTTAAATCAATTTCACTGTCGCTTACGGTACGAATTCTTTTTGTTGTACCTAACAATGCGTCAAACATAGAAACATTGGTTTTAGTAGTCAACGAATAATTAGGATTTAACTGGAAATGAGGATTGTGTTCGTATTGTATAATAACAAACAAATCACCTCTTGGTAAATTAGGATTAGAATTATCACCTTGCCCAGCAAATCTAATAGTTCCCCCGTTTTCAATACCGCGAGGAATATTAATTTGATGTGTTTCTGTTCCGTGTGGTGTTTGTAAATTAATTACTTTGGTCTGTGCGTTCAGTGTAGACTTAAAATCTACACTAATAGCAATTTGCACATCTCGATTTTTTTGTTGACGACGAGCCCCACCATGAAACTGAGAAAAGATTTCATCGATATTAATTCCACCAGGGCCAAAACTAAAGTTAAAATGCTGATGATGACCGTTTTGTTGGAATCCAGGATTATGCCCAAACGGATTGTTACGTTGCATATCGTATTCTTGCCGTTTGTGTGGATCGCTCAATGTTTCGTAAGCAACACTGATATTTTTAAACTTTTCTGGATCGCCCCCTCTATCAGGATGGGCGTCCATGGCCATTTTACGATATGCTCGTTTGATGTCGTCTGTACTAGCAGACTCACTAAGATTAAGTGTTTCGTAGTAATTATTCATAGTACGCATAGTATAATACAAATAAAAACAAAATGCAAGAGCTTAATGGATCAAATTATTTCTTAGCAGGAGCAGGAGGAATTTCTGTACCTTCTAGTTTTTTATGTACCTTAATAGTTTTACAAACTTCTACGGTTTTACCTTTCTTCTCTTCGTCGTGGCAAACCTTTTTCATTTCGCCGCCGGCGTAGACTGATGTCATTGCCAGCCCTAGTAATGTTGCGATTAGATATTTCATATTATTACTCCTTATAGAATTGGTTGGGGTGGCTGAACTGGAGCAGGTTTCCCACCGAACCCTGCTACTACCTGTGCTGATGAACCAACACCACCAAATCCGCTGGTTGCGGCTGGTGCTGCCCCAAATCCACTTGCAGCTGGTGCTGGTGAACTAAAACCACCGGCAGCTGGTGTTGGGCTTGCTGGAGGCGGTGTATATGTTGTTCCGAAACTTGTTGGTGCAGATAGTCCGCCATTGTTTGCTCCTGCTAGTTTTTCTTGTGTACGACCAAAAGCAGCGATGCCGATAATTGCTCCAAACGATAGATGGAACAAACCAGCACCTTGTAGTGTTAGTGGTTGCCACTGGCTATTAACAGCCCCATGACTAAATGCTTGTAAAGAGCTCCACAGTACAGGGAATATAACAAAGTCAAAAAGACAAACAGCCATATAAAGCCATCCACACATAGGACGCCATTTGGCATTCATCCAATCTTCTTTTTTCTTTTCGCTGTCACTCATTTTATTGTAATCTTCTACTGACATGATATTTCCTTAAATCCAAAGTAGCAGCCCTTGGCTGCTGAGTAATACACCTGCCCCTGCCACTACAAAACTAGCCCAAAACATAGGCATGCTAACTGCTAGGATACTAGCACTTAGCAGCACAATACTGAGTTGGTATGCGGTGCTGGCATAGCCAATCCATGGACTACGCTTTTTAGCTTCGTCACGATCGGCTTCTAATTTTTTGGCCTTAGCAAACAGTTCTTTTTTGCCTTCGCCTTTTTCGGGATCACTTTCGTAACGATTAATTTTAGCAGTTAGTTCTTCTACTCTCTTACCATCCTTACGGAAAGCAGCGTCATCACGGGCATATTCTGCCATGGTCTGCTTCATGCTTTTGGCTTGATAAAACGCCCAAACATCGTTAGCCTTAATAGTATTGTTTAGTACCGTACTACTCAGTGTACCGCCATACCAAGCATTTACTGCTAGTAGCAAGGCAAATACGTTAATGACCAGACCGGCCTTGTCTTTGATCTTAGCTTCTCTTTCAGACCGAGACCCCGCAGGTGGCTTTGGTGCGTCGTGATCTTTTGGTTGCTTGTTTACTAGATTTAACATACTGTCGATTAATGCCATGTTATGCTCCTAATACATGAAGTGCTCTTATATTTAGTTTGGTATAAATATTAGTGTAGTTCGCGATACTGGAAATATCCAACTACTCTAACATTGATAAGGAATGTCAGCATGAATATTTATACAGCCCCTACTGAGGGGGATACTATCGCCTTTCTATACAAATGGACTGAAACTACAACCAACAAATGGTATATTGGTTCTAGGACTGCTGCTGGATGCCACCCCGGTGATGGTTATATTTGCTCAAGTCGTGTCGTGCGTCCATTGATACTTGAAAATCCCACAATATGGACAAGACAAATTTTAGCGATTGGTGACTCTGAATACATTGGTAATCTAGAGGGACAATTTTTAAAATTGTTGGATGCTAAAAATGATCCTATGAGCTATAACCAACACAACGGCGATGGGAGATTTAGCACACGCGGAATTCCAGCATGGAACGCAGGCAAAGATCTCAACGATTATATAATGAAAAATGGCGAACCTTGGGCATCGCCATCAAAGGGTAAAGAGTCTCCACTTAAAGGGCGTAAGGTAGGGCCTTATTCAGAAGAGCGGTGTGCTAATATTTCAGCAGCACTAAAAGGTAACGTGCCCTGGAATGCGGGCGTTACCAAACAAACCAAAGAGGGATTACAAAAAATTTCGAATTATCAGCTCACTCTTGCTAAAGAAGGAAAACACAATTTTTCAAAAACCAAAGGTATTCCAAAATCAGAAGAGCACAAACAAAAACAACGAAAACCCAAGCATCCGGGTCATGGTGCAAAAATATCGGCTGCTAGGAAAGGTAAACCCTTAATAAAAGCAGTTTGTCGATTGTGTGATAGAAAAGAAATGTCAATGAATCATTATACCACATGGATAAATCGTCAAGCAGCACCCAATACATGAAGTGCGTGTTCGTAGTGCTTTTGCCTATCAGCAAGCCCTAGTGTACCGCCATTGATTTTCTTTGTTAGTGTTAGTATGTCTCCGAGGTCGGCCCATTTGTTGAGATTGTTAGTTTCCCAAAAAAATGCGGCCGACTGAACGCTACCTTCAAAAGTAGCTAGGTATTCCGGAATATCTTCAATATCGGTTTCAATACTGTCAGCAAATGCTTGATAGTTACTGCGGCCAGTAAGTTGAATTAGTCCTCTTCCGCAAAACTTCCACCCATCACCCGAGGCTTCATCACCGTTGCCCATACGATTAGCATAAGCACGATTAGCAATAGCTTCTTGTTTGTGTGCATACTGTGCAGCATTGCCGGTATTAAAATATCTAGGCCAAACTCTACAAAGACTTTCTGCTTTGTAGTTTAGATTTTCTTTAAGGAATCTGAATCCACCACTTTCGTGGGCACATTGTGCGATGAAAGCAGCTACACGGGGAGGAGTATTAATATCATAGTCAGGCAGTGCTTGTTCTAGTGCGTGGTGCCAATGGTCTACATATGGATTACCCGGAATAAGTTGTGCCAGTTGTGCCTTGGTTAAAATAAAATTACTCATTTACTGATTTCCTCGAATATGCGTTTTTGTTGCTTGTACCACTCCTGCCAAGCTACTAGTTTTTCTCTGA